TACTGGACCGGCGAGCGCCGCAACCGGCGGCGCAAGAAGGAAGATCGGATCAAGATCGACGTCAGCCATGCGGCGCTGGCGATCGGCAGCGTCGGGCCTGACCGGATCTGGCGCAACATCGTCAATATCCGGGACGCCGAGACGGGCGGGTGCGACCTTTTCGATATCGAAGAGCTGGAAGACGAATACGCGCCGGACGAATTCGCCAACCTGTTCATGTGCGACTTCGTGGACGACAGCATGTCGGCCTTCAAGTTCAACGACATGATCGCCTGCGGCTGCGACAGCCTGATCGATTGGCCCGACTTCAATCCTGAGGCAGCGCGGCCCTATGGCAATCGATCAGTCTGGGCGGGCTATGATCCGCAGGAAAGCGAGAATGGTGACAACGCCGCGCTGGTCATCGCCGCCCCGCCACTGGTTGAGGGCGGCAAGTTCCGCATTCTTGAGCGCCACCAGCTGCGCGGTCTCGATTTCGAGCAGCAGGCCGAATTCATCAAGGCGGTGCTGAGCCGCTATACCTGCACCTATCTCGGCATTGACGCCAAGGGCGTGGGCGCGGGCGTCTATCAGATCCTTGCCAAGCCGGGGGCGCTGCCGGGCTGCGCGGTCGCCAAGATCGAATATTCGCTCGAACTCAAAGCGCAGATGATCATGAAGGCGCAGAACGTCATCCGCCGGGGCCGCCTCGCGTTTGACAGCGGCCTGCTGGACATCGTGTCGGCCTTCGTCTCGATCAAGAAGACGCTGACCACCAGCGGGCGCAACATCACATTCAAGGCGGGCCGAGGCGGAAACGACGGCCACGCGGATCTGGCTTGGGCGACCATGCACATCCTCATGAACGAACCGCTCGACGGCAAGGAAGCGCCCAAGGGCACAATGGAGATCATCGAATGAGCAAGCGCGCACGCCGTATGAACCGCCAGGAATCGGCCGCAGCGTCCGAGGGCGCGATCGTCGCGGCCAATGACAATCGGGGCGGGGCGATCGAGACGTTCAGCTTTGGGGATCCTGAGCCGGTGCTGAGCCGGGCTACCATGCTCGACATGCTGGAATGCTGGGACAATGGCCGCTGGTATGAGCCGCCTATCTCGCTGGACGGTCTCGCCCGCGCATTCCGCGCATCGCCGCACCACAGCAGTGCCATCATGCTCAAGCGAAACCTGCTGGCCGCCAGCCTCGATCCGACGCCCTTTCTCTCGCGTAAGGTGTTCGCCGGGATGGTGCAGGACTATCTGGTGATGGGCAACGCCTATGCGCAGGAGATCCACAACCAGTTGGGCGGTGTGATGCGCCTCGAACATCCTCTCGCCAAATATACGCGGCGCGGCATCGAGCCGGGCCGCTTCTGGTGGGTGCCGGGCCATCGCAACGAAAGCGAGTTTGCGCCGGGCACGGTGCATCAGCTGCTCGCGCCTGACATCAATCAGGAGATCTATGGCCTGCCCGAATATCTGTCTGCGCTGCAGTCGGCCCTGCTCAATGAGAATGCCACGCTGTTCCGCCGCCGCTATTTCGAAAACGGGAGCCACGCAGGCTATATCCTCTATGCCACTGGCGAGTTCGCCAATAACGATGTCGATGCCATGCGCGAGGCGCTGAAGCGCGCGAAGGGTCCGGGCAATTTCCGCAACATGTTCGTCCACTCGCCGAGCGGGAAGGATGGGGGGATAAAGATCATCCCGATCGCCGAGGTTGGCGCAAAGGACGAATTTCTGGGGATCAAGAACACGACGCGGGACGATGTGCTGGCCGCCCACCGCGTGCCGCCCCAGCTGCTCGGCATCATCCCGGCCAACGCCGGGGGCTTCGGCGATCCTGCCAAGGCGCTCGACAGCTTCTTCGAACTGGAGATCCAGCCCCTGCAGTCCATCTTCCTCGAACTGAACGACCAGCTGGGCTTTGAGGCGGTCCGGTTCTTGGAGCGGGCGAAGGCGGCATAGACGCCGCCCGCCCCGCGCATCCTCCCGCAGCGAATGGAGTTGTCCCTCTCATGAACTATTTTCAGCACGCTATCATGGCGCTGATCGCGCAGGCGGCCATCGGTCTGTTGACCGGCAACTGGTGGGCCGGGGCCGCGCTGGCTTCCGCCTATTTCATCGGGCGCGAGGTCGATCAGGCGGAATATCGGTGGATCGAGCAGTATGGCGACGGGCGACGCGTCAACATGCCGTGGTGGGGCCGGTTCGACCTGCGGGTCTGGTCGAAGCTGGACCAATGGGCCGACTGGATCGCGCCGCTTGTGGTGACGTGCGCGGTGGCGCTGCTGATGCGCGGCGGCTGACATGACGCGCTGATCGCCGATCCTTCGGCAGCTGTGAGGCGGTCCGGTTCCAGGCCGCCTTTTTTCGTGCCCCTTGGCGATCAGCCGCGGTGAAACATTATTGCGCAGCCGGTCACCAGTTGGAGGGCGCTGCCGGGGGCAGCAGGGCGCACCCATCGCGCCGAGGCCCGGCATCCGGGGGCCGGGCCGGGGGTGCCCCCCTGCCACCCCTCAAAACGCGCTTTTCCCCCCGCCTCGCCCGCGCGCTTTTCATGTCCCTTTTGATGCACCATCGACACTCGCCGGAAAGGGGCAGAGATCCTTGGCCGGTTGCCGATCGTGAGGCGGCACGCGCTGATGCGTTTTGATGCACCCAGAGCGCCCTGATCGGGCCGGTGCGATCATCCGAAAATTAATGTGCCTTCGCCGTTGAAAGCGGGAGGGGTCGGGAAAAAGGTAATATCTATAATCCGCCGCTCACAAGCGCTGAAAAGTGACGGTTTTCTGCCGTTTTCAAGGTTGGCCTCTCCCTATAATTTTCTGCAACCTGAGAGGGGGTAAAACTATAATCCCCCTGAAAAATAAGGCTTTTTCTGAGCCGGAAAATCACTCTCAGAAGGTATAATCTGGTTATAGAAAGATTATAGGTAATGTTATCCATAAGTCATTGAATTTGCTGGTTGGTTATAGATGTTATAGTTTTCCCGACCCCTCCCGGCTTACTAATCGAACCGGGCGCATCCCCATAGGGAGACGGCTTGCTTTGACAGTGCTGGAGGTCAGTCCTATGCGAGCAACAAAATAGAAAATTAGGTGCGGGCGCTATGACAGTGACATTTGAACAGGCTCGGAAGGCCCTTGCCTTCCTCGAGCATCACCAGCTTGAGCCGTCGGCGGTAAACTACGACCTTGCTCTTACATATGTGACGAATGGGTCGCCTGATCTGTCCCATGAGATTGATGCACTGACGGACGGCGGCGTCCGTGTCAGCCACAAGGAAGCTGATACTCTTGTTAAGCGCTTCCTCTCGAAAGGTAAGGCGGTTCTCGGCAAGCGCGAGAAAGCGGTTGCAGAGCAGACGAAGCAGCTAGGGGTCCTCACCTCCGAGGCTCATGAAGTCGCCAGCGGCTTAGAACGTGACGTGGCGACCGCAGTTGCCCAAGCAAGTGATTGGCCGCAGACAGCGAGCGACTTCGTAACCCGCCTATCTGATGCAGAACGCGAGCTCGCGGAGTTGCGAAACAATGTAGCGAAGCTCCAGGCGCACATCGAGGGCAAGGTAGATGAGCGTTCAAATACTGGCCGTGACGTCCTGACGCGATCACTTAATAGGGATGGGGCTCAGGATCTGTTGCGACGGTTGACCAATGATGGCCGAAGTTACGTGATCATCATGTTTGGTCTTGATGATTTAGACGAACTTAATGAAAAATTCGGCCGGTCCGTTGGCGATAACATACTCAATGCGCTTGCGGCTACACTACGTGATTTCTTCCCGGAGCAGGAGCTAGTCCGATGGTCTGGCAACAAGTTCGTCACCATCCTCAAAGATACTGCCATTATGCAGGCGCGGGTCCTAGCTGACGAGGCGCTCGTTGCTATGGCAGAACGGCGTCTGAGGCTGCGTGACAGTGGAGAATGGGTCGGTGTCGTGACTGCGTCGGCGGGAATTGTAGTCGGCCAACACGAACTTACTGAAGACGTTTTGGAACGAGCACGTGCTAACCTGATATCGGCTTCCGAAGCCGGAGGAAATCAGGTGTGCGGGTGACGATTTGATCGCACCCCGATGCGCATGGTGAATGGCATGAAAGCACCTATGGATTGCTCCGGGACTATTCCGGGACTCTCGGGTCCATTCCGTTCCGCTTGTTTCCTCTTCGTTCCGCAAACGTACCCTTGACCGGGGGCCAAAATTCCGTAGAAGCGCCGGAAATCCCTACGTGGGGCGATTAGCTCAGTTGGTAGAGCGTCTCGTTTACACCGAGAATGTCGGCGGTTCGAGCCCGTCATCGCCCACCATTTT